TTGCGAGATGTGCGCGTTTAAGTACAAGCTGAGAGCGGGAAGCAAGCCCGACCAACCGATTGAGCGCGATCTCGATAAAGCCGCGTGGTATTTGTCAAAAGCTAAAGAACTGAGAGCATGAGTTGGGTGTTGTCAAGCGAAAGGCTTCCAAATCCGCTCGAAACGGTTTGGATTACAAACGGGAAAGGGTGGACATCACTAGGCTGCTTTATTTTGACACCTGAAGGCAGTTGTTGGGCGGAAACAAACGGTTTAATATACGAAAAGGATGGGGAAATAGTCAGCGAATGTGAGGGCGATGACCTTGACGTTGTAGCGTGGCACCCACTACCAAAACCGTATAGAGATGCCTGAGCCAAAGTACACCTACGTCATCAGCGACCAATTCGAGAACATAATCGGGGCTGCCACAACGATGAAGAAAGCGTTGGGGATGGTGGAAGAAGACGAGATGGATGAGGTAGAAGTGAGTAGCGAGTGGCAAGAATCACCGCACATCCACAGGCATGAGCTATCTAACAACTGGTTCATCGACAAAATCACCTTAAACCAAATTTGACCATGTACAAAGCTCAAAACCAATACGGAGTTAGAAGGCTCTTCCATCATTTGACAGAGGCCTGCGAGTTCGCGGGCAAGTCGTACCATTCAGTCTACCGGTCCTTCAAGCTTGGAAAACCGGTAGACGGGATTGAAGAGGTGGAAGAGGGCCTAGTGCATACAATCAGCAGGGAGGAAGTATTCGAGGCTTTCCGTTCTGACATGGGAAACGCGGTATACACCCACATGGAGCCTGACGGGTCAATCCTTTTTGTTTAGTACCTTTGGCAATGATGAAAGTCAGCAAGCTAAAAGCCAACCCCTCCAATCCGAGGGTTATCAAAGACGAGAAATTCAAGAAGCTCGTCAAGTCTTTGCAGGAGTTCCCCGAAATGATGGAGAAACGCCCTATGGTGTGCGTTACCGATGTAGACGGGAGAATATACCCCCTTGGCGGAAATATGCGCTTACGGGCCATCCAAGAGCTAGGGATGAAGGAAATACCCGATGCTTGGGTTATGATGGCGGACGATTGGACAGAGGACAAGCGCAGGGAGTTTACCATTAAGGACAACGTAGGTTTCGGGGAGTGGGAATGGGATCAGCTCGCCAATGAGTGGGATGCGGAACTTTTGGAAGGATGGGGCGTTGATATTCCTGGCTTTGATTTAGATGCCGACAAGCTAGGGGAAGACTTCAGTTTGCCAAGCGGTGACAAAGAGCCGTTTCAGCAAATGACATTTACCCTTGCGGACGAGCAAGCGGAGGTGATAAAGAACGCTATTGCGGACATGAAGGGGACGGATGAATACAAGTATGCCGAAACGATGGGGAACGAGAACAGCAACGGCAACGCGCTTTATTTGATTGTGGCAGCATGGGCAGGGCAAAGGATATAATCGTTAAGGTCATCCCCGCGAAGATTGCCAATGAGTTTGTGAAGAAACACCACTACTCGGGGAAGGTGGTTGCAAATAGTTCCTTGCATTTTGGAGCTTTTTTGGACGGAAAGATGCACGGGGTGATGAGTTATGGTAGCCCATTTAGGAAAGATAAAGTTTTGCATTTAGTAAATGGCACAAATTGGAATGAAATGGTAGAATTAAACCGAATGGCGTTTGATGATTATTTACCCAAAAATTCTGAAAGTCGATGCATATCAATTTCGATCAAATTAATGAAAAAACACGCGCCACATATTAAATGGGTTTTAAGTTTTTCGGATGGTACACAATGTGGAGATGGTACGATATACCGAGCAAGTGGCTTTTATTTGACAAATATTCAAAAAAATAACGGTATAATTAAACTTGAAAACGGGGAAATAAGGGCAAGTGTTACATTTACAAAAGGTAATGCCATATTGAAAAATAACGGTAAGGCAGCAATACCAGAAACGGCAGAAAAATTAAGTGGGTATCAATTGCGTTACATCTACCTAATAGACAAGACGTGCAAGATAACAGTCCCCATTCTCCCCTTCAGCAAAATAGATGAACTCGGAGCGGGGATGTACAAAGGGAAAAAGGTATCTTTGCAAGAGAGAAGGCAACAGGCGCAGGAAGTGTTACCGGTAGCACACTTGGCATCCAGTCAAGAAGAGGGGTTCGATTCCACCCCTGCGCTCAAAAGTTCAGATGATGGCCTACGATAAAGCGAAACTATACGAGCAGGCAAAGGAGGCCATCGAGAAGAACAACCTATTCTTCATCGAGGACATAGTGGCGTTCATACCATGTAGCAAGCAGACCTTTTATGATTACTTCCCTGTGGATTCTGACGAAATGGACACCCTAAAAGAGATGCTTGAGCAGAACAAGATCAAAACGAAGTCAGGCATCAGGGCCAAGCTATGGAAGTCAGAGAAGGCCGCAGAGCTGCTCGCCCTCTATCGCCTTATAGCCACACCCGAAGAACACCAAAAGCTCAATCAAAGCTACATTGACCACACGAGCAAAGGGGAGAAGATCGAGATCACTCGCAGGGTGATAACAGGCAATGAAAATTGAACTTTCATACACGCCCCCTCAGCTTGACATTTTCTTTGGCAGTCAATCGAAATTCACGGTAGTCACAAAGGGCCGAAGGTTCGGGGCTACGCATGGAGCTGCACACGCCTATATTGAATGGGCGTTAGAAGGTAGGCGGCTTCTTTGGGGCGACACCATCAATTCAAACATAGACCGCTACGTTCAAAGGTATTTTGAGCCAGCGATGAAAGCGCACAAGGTTCCATACACCTGGAATAGCCAAAAGAAAGAGATGCGCATCGGCACGGGGCATATTGACTTTAGAAGCGCAGACCGCCCCGAGAACTGGGAGGGCTTCGGGTACGATGTAATCTTTCTGAATGAAGCAGGAATAATCCTGAAAGACCCCTACCTATACACTAACGCTGTTCTTCCGATGCTTATGGATTACAGCGATTCTCAGTTGATAGCTGCGGGCGTTCCGAAGGGAACGAAGGGCAAGGACGGAAAGGATCACGCCTTTTATACAATGGCATTGGCGGCCGATAGAGGGGAGGACAATTACAGGCGGCTCGCTTATAGCAGCTACGACAATCCATTGCTAAAGGCGGAGGACATTGATGAGCTGAAAGACGAGATAAGCCGAATGAACCCGCAAATGGTGCGGCAGGAAATCTACGGGGAGTTTCTGGAGGGTGCAGGCGGCTTGCTGTGGGATATGGACATTATCAACCTCACGCGGGTAAGCGAAGCCCCGGAACACATGAGGACCTTTGTAGCGGTGGATCCTGCTGTAACGGCCAACGAGAAGAGCGATGAAACGGGGGTAGTGGTGATCGGAACGCACAACGGCAAAGGGTATGTGCTGGATGACTTGAGCGGAAGGTACAGTCCGAATGAGTGGGCGGGGAAGGCTGTGGAGGCTTACAGAAAGTGGAACTGCGCGGAGATCGTTGCGGAATCTAATCAAGGTGGAGACCTCGTAGAGGGGACAATTAAGAACCTAGACCCCACTATTCGAGTGGTAAGCGTTCGCGCCACGAAGGGGAAGTATGTGAGAGCTGAACCCGTCTACGCCCTCTATCAACGCGGGCTTATTCACCACCTCGGCTATCACTCGAAGCTAGAGGCGCAGATGGTAAGTTTCAACCCCGACCAACAGCAAGGAAGCCCTGACCGATTGGACGCGCTTGTTTGGGGATTTACTCACGCGATGGTGAACCAGATTCAAGGCCAAGCTAGGGCGTATACTGGCCCAGGTATCCGAAAGCCAAAATACATCTGAGTATGGTAAAAGTAAGATTAGGAGGCTGGCTCTTCCGCGTAAAGAACCGGTGGGAAGAGGTGACGCCCTCCGAAGCGATGGAGCTATTCAAAGCCGAGGGCATCAGGGAGCAGGTTTCCATTCTCACAACCCCTCGCATCCCTCCGCAGCTAAAGATCAGCGAGGGGCATCTATTAGCCCTTTATGAGTTGATCACCTTCACGTTGGAAGTACCGGAGGTGGTGAGCAATGAAGTGGAAGTACCCCCCGCGAGGGGATGGGCTTTCAAAGACTTTGAATTGTGTAGACAGGCGATAACGAAGCACCCCGAAGCCTTGCCGCTGACGTTTGCTAGAATCACCCAAATACTCGATTTGCCCGAAGAGAACTATTTGGAGGTAGGCGCGAAGGCACTAGACGAGATCAACAGCGTGATGGAAGTTTGGCGACCCTGGGGTATTTTTGAAAGTGCTGAGCCAACAGCGGAAGAGGTGAACGCGGGGATAGAGAGGTTGCAGGCGTTTGGCGTTTATTCGATTGTGAGCCGGTTGGCCGAACATTTCGGGAAGTTGCCCGAGGAAATCGAGAAGCGCACGGTGAACGCTGTTTTTCTCGATTGGGTTATGTTGGTGGAAACTGCAAAATACGGAGATCGCTTGCGAGAGCAAAAGGGCTGATGTATTTTAGCGGTGTCCGAGCTGTGGACATTGGTTTTTTTGTTCATTGGGGAAGAAGGTCGGAGCTCTTCCCCTTTTTTATTTGAAATAATTTCAAAAATAATTTGCACAATTGAAAAAGTGTTGTATCTTTGACTTGTCAAACAAACCAAAAACCAAGCGACATGACAACTCAAGTAACAATTGAAAGCGAACTAAAAAGAAGAATGGATTTAGTAGAAGATCCTAAATTCCGTCAAATCGCAATCGAAGCCGCCAAGAAAATGGGCATCACAGCAGAAGAGTGGAACGCAAACAGAGCTGGATTGCTGCTGATGTTTGCAAACGAAATCTGCTCACTGGAGAATAAGCAAAAATAATCAAGTTTGAGTTAGGGGGAGAGCCTCGGCCTACGGGTCGGGGCTTTTTTATTTGCGTAATTTGAAAACTGTTTTATCTTTGCCCCCACATAGAAAGCCCGAATGGAGGTCGGTGCAGGAAAATATTAGAGGAGGTTGCGGCCTCGCTATTTAACCCCTGAAGGTGCCTCCATCACTTGAAGGGGTTTTTAGTTGGGCAACTTCCGAAACCCAATTCAAACAAGCGAAGGAGAGGCGATACAAGCCGAGGCCAGCAACAACGCGTGCCAACTGTTAAATGGTGGAAATGGGTTTTCTCAAGACTTGTGTCCCGCCACCAGCCCAAACGAACACTTCCAACTCAACGGAGCAAAGGGGTGCAGACTAGTCTAGTTCCTTATGGGGGTAGGGGGCTAGACTTGTTTGTACTGACCCTTCCCACCTCTTCAATCTAACAAAGCAATTTGCTACCTTTGCCCCTATGGTAATAAGAACCGCAACCTACGCCCGAATCGTTGCTGTCCTTCGGGGCGTGGCGGAGGGCATGCTCCCTAGCGTTAAATTTTTGGCCGCGACATGGGATACCATCAGCGACGAAGTAGCCGATAGCACCGAGCAGGTGGTGATAGGACTTGAGCAAGGCTTCCAGCTTATTAGGCGATCACCGGACGACAACACCGAGAGCGCGACCATTATTGTAGACATCGGGCTACAAGATGACAACGCTTCAGACAGCGTGGCGAGTATGAACATTCTCGCAAGCGCGGACATTATCGCCAATCAGTACATTCAGGAACTCGCAGCCGTTTCAGCCACCTACGGGGTGCAGTTTGGCACGATTACCAAAATACCCTACTACAAGTACGGGGCGCGGCTTCTGACGGGTGTGGGGCTTCAAATGGAGATCAGAGTGAACAGCTGCCAGCCTTATGAGTGGAGCGATTTAGCCGAGTTCGCAGGGGCTATTTCCAAAGAGGTCAGCCCGTTTGATTGGGCGAATTACAGCGAGTGATGGATATTGAGATTAAGTTACTCGTTCGGGATATTGCGAATCAGATTATTTCCGATCTGCAGAAGAACATCCGAGAGAAGCGGGTGACGGAGTTCGGGCCGATGAACAACACGGGCGAGGCTGCTGCTTCGCTGAGGTGGAAGATAGAGGAGGGTAATCTAGTGATCTATTCCACCATGCCCGGCTTTAACTACATCATGACGTTGGAAACGGGGCGCAAGCCGGGAAGGATGCCGCCTGTTGAGCCTATTCAGCGATGGATGCAGCAGCGGGGGATAGTGCCGAGGGATATTAGCCAAGAGAGCCTGGCGTTCTTAATCGCTCGAAGGATTGGCAGGGAGGGTTCAAAGGTGTACAGGGAGTACACGAAAACGGGCAAGGGTACGGGCATTCTTTTGGACGTTATCGGGAACAGGCAATACATCAAAGACAACGTACTAACACCAATAGTAAACAAGCTCACAGAGCGATTTATTGAACAGATGCAAACGGTATGAAGTGGGAGGCAGTCAAAGAGGGCGAGCAGGCCATTAGTGGGAATAGCGTGGGGGTAGTAGAAAAGTTAGAGTGGGGCAAAGGGTTTGTGCTTCAGGCGGAGAACGCCTACCGAGGAGAGAAATTCAAGTACATTTACAAAACGGCAAAGGCGGCCAAAGAAGCCTTTGAAAAAATAGCGATAGAATGGCGATAGCACTAATAGCAGCTCCCACCTCCCCCGATGGGGCATACCGCAAAGGCGCAGGGGTATTCACCTATAAGAACGAGCTTAGCGTGACCGGTACGGCTGATAGCTCTGGGAACCTTCAACTGACGGTTACGGGCATCGGTGCTTTGGTAGCTGCTGGGGATTACCTGTACTACTCTGTTTTAGCTACGGCCGACAATGTAGAATCTCCTGTCGTGGAGGTTTTGGCCGATGCTACGAATACGGTTACACTAGACACCCCCTACAGCGCGATCTATTCAGGCGGGGTGGTTAGATTGATGAAGGAGGAGGAGTTCAAAGTATTGACGGGGTATGCAACCACAGCGGCTCAGCCTCGAAGAACTTCGCAGACTTTGACGGTATACCCTGACCCAACGGGGATTTATCGGGTAGGCGTTTTGCCCGCTGTAAAGACGCGCTTCAATTTTGGGGAGCCTGACACTGCAACGGATAGCGACTACCACCACCAAGTGAGCGCGGTGGCCTATCCTACGGCTATTTCCGCCCCTTCGGATATTTTGCTACTCAAGCAGAATGTAACAAGCGGACCCGTGTTGCCTATCTGCTATTCCAATTTTAGAGGGCTGATCTCAGCGGTTGAAAGCAGTATTTACAAGGTGTATTTGGAAAGCCCGAAGCAAGAGAGCTTAGTTGCGAATGCAGCGGTTAAGATCGTGCGGTACTTTGTAGGGCAAACGATTGATATTCTCCTAGATTCTCCACAGGCAAGCACCGACATGACGGTAACCCCTGGACTTCCTACGGGCGTGAGTTGGATTACCTCGGGCATCAATTACACGGGCATACGGATAGCGGCAACGGCTACCACAGCGGCCAATGGAACGCTCACCTTAACCAATACAAGCACCTCGGACGATTGGCAGGTAAACATTCAGCTCTACAACTGCCAAGAGGTGAGGGAGCAATGCACCGATAAGGAGTTGACATTGGTCTGGTGGAATGCGGGGGGCGGTTGGTCTGTTTACTCGTTTGAGCTTATCAGAACGCGGAGCATAGACGGCAACGCGGCAACGGTGGTTAAGAATGCCGAAGGTGTTCGCAGTTCGGTAGATTTCGAGAATCTGACCGAGGCCATTGAATTGAAAGCCTACCCTGAGAGCGAGAGTATTTTGGATATTCTGAACTCGCTGTATTACTCTACTCAGGTATACATCGCCAACTTCACGGGAAGCGGAACAAGCAGGGCGATAGATTTAGATGCTTTTGATCCTGCCTTTGTAGAGGGCGGAGGGTTTAAACTGAAGAGTCAGGCACCTTACAAGGCTTTGGACAATCAATTCTCCATCACCATCTACAAGGGCGAGGAGGTTAGACCGGTCGTGCAATGAGAACAATAGCCGTAATACTTGACAGGCGTTTTGAGTTGGACGGCTTCGACCCCTCGCAGGTCTTTGCGCTCACATTCTCAGAGGCGAAATTCAACAACCTAGTGAGCAGGGGCGGAAGCCTGTCTACCCCGATAAAGCTAGCCAAGACCGCCAACAATACGCGGCTGCTAGGCTTCCCCGATGAAACGCGGGAAACGAGCCTAAAGCCTTACACAAGGTACGAGTGCGAGGTTAGAGTGGATAGTCAGCCGATCTTCTACGGCTTCGCTGTTTTGGAGCAGAGCGAGCAGTTCTATGAGATGCGTATCTACGGGGCTTTGGCCGATTTCTTCCAGACCATCGGTGACAAGAGTATTCGGGATTTAGACCTCAGCGCACAGAATCACGATTGGACGGCTGTCAACGTGTTTGCGGCTACTAATGCAAGCTCCAACTACTGCTACCCTGCTATCAACTACGGGAGATGGACCGGCACGAAAGCGTCAAGGGCGCACACGGATTTCTTCCCCGCTGTTTACTTCAAGCTGCTTTTGGAGAAGGCGGCTACTGAGGAGGGATGGACGTTGAACAACTATTCTGAGAATTGGGGGATACCTTTTAGCCTAAAGGATTACATGAATGAGAAAGGCTGCTTATTCGATGTAGAGCTTGCGAGCGATTTTACAGGAGCCTTTGTTTCTTTGGGGGTGTTGGGGGCCAACTTCGACACAATAAACAGTGACCCGACAGATCACGCTTTTGATTACTCATCAATCGGCACGGCTTACGGCTATGAGCTTAGACCCGATGGCGCGTATGATTTCAGGGCAACGGTAGATTACGATGTAGCTTTGACTTCTGGCCAATCTTTTTCTGCCTGCATTGTGTTGGTGGATGGATCGGGGAATGTTACCAAAAGGCTTACGGATTACGAAACCATCACCAATTACACGGGAACGGGTACGCTTCAAGTCAATGCGTGGGGCGTTCCATACGAGGCGAACAGATATGCTACCATCGGCTATTTGACAGCGGGTTCGCCTTCGTTTAATGTGACGATAAGCGCGGGTACTAAGTTTGAATGCACAAAGGGCGAGGAGGCCTACAAAGATGGCGACAAGATCAACCTTGCCGACACCCTACCGAATATCAAAATCAAAGATCTCTACCTATTTGAAGCGGTGCGGAAGAATGCTCTAATAATCGCCAACAACCAAACCAAAACCCTAGAATTTGTCACCATCGACAGCATAGCGGCCAAGTGGCCAATAGCTAAAGATTGGAGCGACAAGGTAGACTACACGGCCAAGCCGAAGAGAGAATACCGGATTGGCGACTTTGGCCAACAGAACTTTGTGCGGTGGAAAGATGGCACGGACGATGACCCCGCCTATCGAGCGAATAACGATCTAGGCAACTACACGCTCTTAATCAATGACGGAGGTCTACCGCTTGAAAAGGATATGTACACAGCTCCATTCGCTGCAACCGTTGAGGCGGTGAGCTTCACCGATAACATTCACGCAAGGGTTCTAAGGTATTCAGGTAGCGGGGTAGCATACGATGACCCCGACATCCAACCAGAGCCGCGAGCGATGCCCCTTGTAAGCGATACGGCAAACCTCGTGCAGATAACGAGCGGAGGGGGTACTGTGACGGCTCAGATCATGGGCTTCCCCGAAACGTGGACCGAAATAGCGGAGGCTAATTGGACGGCCTTCGAGGCTATGCTAGATCGGATGAAGTTGGTGAGCTACATGGTAAACTTAACCGCGATAGACATCCAAGAGTTAGATGTGACCATTCCGGTAAGGGTGGGCAATAGCTACTTCATGATTCGAGAGGTAGAGCAATGGCCGGCGAATAAAGTAGGATTGACAAAAGTTAAACTAATGCGCCTGTAAATGGAAACGACATTACTAGATATTCAGATACCCGTTGAGCAGATTAAGGCGGCAACGGCTGCCATAGGTGAGGCGCGGAAGAGTTTGGAAGCTCTCAGGGAAGAGCAGAAGAACCTAGACAAAGGGAGCGAGGCTTATACAAAGAACGCTATCAAAATTAAAGAGCTGAACGCTGAGATACGCACCAATGAGCGCGTGGTGATGGCCAACACGAAAGCGCAACAGGCCAACCAAGGAAGCATCGAGCAGTTGAGGGCGCAGCTTTCGCAGGTGACTAACCAATGGTCAAAACTGAGCAAGGAGGAGCGGGAGAATACGGATGCCGGGCAGAAGTTGGTAGCGCAGAAGCTCAAACTTACCGAGGAGCTAAAAAGGCTGGAGAAGCAAACGGGCGACACTAGGCGCAACGTGGGCAACTACTCGGAAGGGGTGAAAGAGGCGTTGATGCAAACGGGAGCCTTCGGCAATCAGTTTGCGCTCTTGGCCAAAGCTCAAACAGCGTGGAATGCTATCGTAGCTCTTAGCAATGGGGCTTTGAAATCTTTCAGAATAGCCTTAATAAGCACGGGCATAGGTGCTATTGTTGTGGCTATTGGTAGCCTTATAGCAGCTTTCGCATCTACTCAGCAGGGGGTAGACACTTTGAATAAATTCCTGAAGCCTCTGCAATTTGCTTTTCAACGGCTTATAGGCGTGTTTCAAGATGTGGCAATAGCACTGTCCAAACTGAACTTTAAAGAGGTCTGGAATCAAATTAGGGGTATTGGTGGAGCTATGAAGCAGGCGGCCATCGAAGGCTACCAATACGCGGAAAGCCAAGTAGCCCTGAAGAAAGCACAGCTAGCACTTGCCGAGGCGCAAGGGGAATTGAACAGGAAATTCCAAGAGCAGAAAGCGATAGTGCAAGATGTGACCAAAAGCGATAAGGAGCGCAAGGCGGCAGCCGATGAAGCGTTGGCGGCTTTGGATGCAAGAACACAGCTAGAAGCCAATATCCTGAAGGAGCAGATCAAACAGGCGGAGCTATCAGCAAAGCAGAACGACACCGATTACGAAACGCAGATCGAGCTTGCCAACTTAAAAGGCCAACTTGCCCAACTCGAAGCCGATCGGGTCCAGAAGTCTTTGGAGATCCGAAACCAGGTAAACGGCCTAGACAAAGCAGCCGCAGCCGCTAGGCTAAAAGAGGCCGAAGAACTAGCCAAGGCGAAAGCCAAAGCAGACGAAGAGGCCAAGAAAAAGGCGGAGAAAGAGAAGGAAGAGCTAGAAAAGAGAATAGAGGCAGAGCTGAAGATGGAGCTTGAAGCCGCTGAACGCTTGGCAACCGAGCAAATAAACATCGAACGCCAAAGGCTTGTAAACAGAGAGATCACCGTTGACGAGTTCAACAAGCGGATGGCTCAAATGGAGATGGAAGCCCTCGAAGCTCGCAAGGCTGTTTTGGAGCAGTTCGGGCAGGATGTTCTGGAAATCAATAGCGAGATATTAGCCGCCCAAGTTGCCAACGCTGAGGCGCAGATCGAAACGGAGAAGATAGCGGAGGAAACGAAAAGAGATCAGAAAGAAAAGACGCTCCAAACGGCTATATCTACATTGGGAGAGCAGACACTAGCGGGTAAGGTGTTATCTTCCGCCCAAGCCGCTATAAACAGCTATGAAGCCGCTACGCTTGCCCTGGCCACTATTCCCCCGCCCCTAGGGCAAATACAGGCGGCCTTAATTACTATCCAAGGTCTTGCACAGGTGGCGCGGATTAACGCGGTTCCCATTCCAAAATTCGCTACCGGAGTGATTGGAGTAGATGGCCCTGGCACGGGAACGAGCGACAGCATAACCGCGAAGATCAGCGCGGGCGAATCGGTTATGACCGCCAAGGCCACGGCCAAATATGCCCCGCTCCTCGCTTCGTTGGAGAGGTCGGTAGGCAATAATCCGAACATCGGGAAGGTAGGTAAGGCCAAGTTCGCAAACGGAGTGATCAGCGCG